GTAAGCCCTTAGAATGTCAAAGGAGACCAACTATACCGAGAAGGAGGACTATCTTGAGGAAGATCAGGAAATCCCTGGTCAGAAGTTTTGTTTACTGAGTTTTTTGAGTCCGGAGAAGACACTTGCCAGTAAAGATGCTTTCCTCTTTTCAAGTTTTGTAAAGGATTACGAAATTCAGTATAAGACGAAGAAGCTTGAGGCATTTCTTGCAGATACAGTTCGTTCTGTCAACTCAAAGCTTGAGGCAGAGGCGGTCAAGTCAGAGAAGCTCGACCTGTCTGGAGTTGCCCTTATCTGCCGTTCTAGTCAGGTAAAGATGGAGGTTGTACTGGCTGACTTGGAGGGTTATGTACGCAAGAATCAGCAGGAGATTAAGTCAACTACAATTGAGGAGGCGTATGATGATTTCCTCTACAAGAATGGTACTCGCCTGGAGGAGGAGTTCTTTGCGAAGAATAATTTTAGGACGAGTGTTCGTGGACTGAAGATTCGTGGAGTCTATGCTTCTCAGGGAGAAGCCGTGGCACGTTCTAAGAAGCTCCAGCGCAATGACACGATTCACAATGTGTTTGTAGGTGAGGTTGGAAAGTGGCTGCCGTGGGACCCGAATCCGAATGCCGTTGCGGAGCAAGAGTATGCGGAGGACCAGCTCAATACGCTCATGAAGAAGTACAAGGAGAATGAGTCAGCGCGCGATACGTTTTACTCGGAGCAGCGCCAGAAGGGCGTGAAGGGTATGGGGGGTCAGAACTTACGGGGGACTGAGGGTGGGGCTGAGGGTGCGAGTAATGCGGCTGCCGATGCATCCCCCTTCACAGCGGGTGTTGGCTCCTATGCGAGTATGTTCAGTGGTCCCGCTGACCTGGCGATCGAGCGCAAGAAGGAGGACAACAAGGAGGACAAGAAGGATTAGATTCTGTTTACAGTTTTTTGAAAAAACATAGAACAGACGTTTACGAGGACGCACCTACAGCACCCGAACTATCCATCGGCGGCGCAATTGAAATACATTGGTCGCGTTGGCAGAAAGTGCCCTCGGGGCACTGTGTCTCACGCTTACAATCGTAATTTGAGAACCCCTGTACGAGACCGGGGAATGTACTACGCAGCCACGGCATAATCAGCAGTACCGCAAATAAAATAACAAGCGCACAGCCCGCCATACCTAACCGAAACATCTTAGCCATTCTACTCAGTGTGTAGAAAGCCTCCAGGATTGGCTAGATCGGAGGGTTCAACAGTAAGTCCTGAACTTGTAGGAAGCATAGGTGCAGCAAGTGATACACAATATCCATTCATACACTTTGTGCCATGAGCACACGGAGCCATATCAACGCCACACATTTGACCCTCTCCTGATTCAAATCCTTCCATGCGTCCTTCAACTGTATACCAGCCCATGAGAACACACGCGAAGAGCAGTAGTATTAAAATCGCAATTGTGTCACTCTTCATTCCTACATCTTGCGAATATTTATAGGAGGTCCCTTTAGTCTACGTGCTGCACTCGGGTCATATTGGTTAATGTCCTCTTCACCTTTATCACGATAATGTTGTTCGCTGTGTTGCCAGAACTCAGGCGCCCCAATACGGAATTTCTCAGGGTGCATTTCAGCCTTATACCAGAAAATACAATCTTCGAGCTTATTGCTTTGTGATGTATTGTCAATGACGAGACATTCATAGTTCTGTGTACATTGGTCCATAACCTGGCAGAAAAACTCAAAGGAGGGAAATGCGGAGCCGTAGTTATCGAAGATGCGTTTACGATTTGACATATAGGGTTCGCGAAGAATGAAAACATAGTCTACGTTTGTTCGGAGCGCCGGTTGAATACCGAGTGGGTACTGCATAGTAATCAAAAAGAAGACCTTGAGCCAACGACCGTTCATGAAGAGATACTTAATGTTCTTATCGTGAGTCCAGGAATCGTCGTACATACAGTCATCGAGAATCATAAATGAACGGGGGTCAATCTTACTTTGTTTACCCACGGCGAGGTCCTGCTGGATTTTGTGCATAACAAGTTTCTGGCGTTTACAGAAATTTGCGAGAATTACTGGACTGAACTCTCCATGAATGAAGAGAGGCGGAATCATTTGCCCATAGAAACTGTTTGATTCTTCTGTACCACTAATGACTGTGCCGAGGGGCATATTCTGGTGGTGATAGAGGAGGTCACGAACAAGGGTACTCTTACCCGTACGACGACGCCCAATAAAAACTGCGACGGCGTCTTGAGGAATCTTCTTCATCTCGAACTTGCGGAGGGATACATTCATAGCGGATGCTGCTGCCATTCTGTATAGGGGCGGTAAACGCGTTTTAGAAATCTAACCCAATCCTTAACCCCGACCAGAAGGAATGTCAAAAGAAAAATGGGATGCGGTGTTTCAGAGTATGGTTCCTCCGCCTGTAACACTGGTTCGGCAACATCTAACATCAGAACAAGTAACCCAACTTTCTGGATACAGAAATCTAAGTCTATCTCATCCGGGTTACGGGCTTCTAGGAGTTGGAGAAAATTCTCAAGTATGGCTTGACCATAAATGGCGGTGGCAGGGACAAACCTCAGATGCCAAAAAAGGTGAATGTGAAGTGACTATTGGAAATGAAGAGAGTAGTCGTAGGGAGATAGCGTATTGTAAAATCACCCATCTTTTGGATCCAATTCGTTGGATGAAGGGTCGGTACGAATTCTCAAAGACTCCTGCGAATGTGGCGAGAGCAAAGGCGTGGACAAGAACTCAAGAAAAGCTAAAGGATCCTATGAATCAGGCTTATGTAGAAGCGATCACTTATTTCAGCCTTTCTCGTCTACGTGAACTGGATCTTTCACCGCATTTTCCATTCTTTTATGGCTCCATGACTGCGATCGCAGATACATATAGTTTCAACATTAGCGAAGACTATGATAGTTTTAGAAATACACGCTGGTTCTGGAAGGGTCTTGATGCGAGGAAGTTTCTTCTTCGTGCCGAATGGAAAGATGAAACAGAGTCTGAAAAGGAGTTTTTTACCAAGCGTCCCTCATTTATTAATAATGATACTACAAATTCAGAAGATGATTCAGATGTCGATACATCAGGCGATGAATCTCTAAAAGCCGAATCAGTAAAAGATGATAAAGCAAGTATTCATACTGCGGATAATCTGAGTTTTCACAGCCAGTCTTCTGAATCTGAGTCTGAAGATGAATCCGAAGAACACGATGACCCTTATTTCTGTGCCGATTTTTCTGATTTTCCTGTTATGCTCATGTATATTGAAAAATCAGAAGGTGTTATGGATGATTTTCTTGAGAATCACTCTCTTATGGGTACGGAGCCTGGTGAGCCTGAGTGGGAAGCAAAGTGGTCTGCGTGGCTATTTCAGGTTATTGCTGCTCTTTGTACGATGCAACACACAATGTCTTTAACACATAATGACCTTCACTCCAATAATATTGTTTGGTCAAATACGGACAAGGAATTTCTCTATTATCATAAACGTGATCGGACCACATGGAAAGTACCGACATATGGAAAGATTTTTCGTATTATTGATTTTGGTCGTGCAATTTTTTGTCTAGGTGATAAAGTTGTCTGTAGTGATGATTTTCGCATAGGGAATGATGCGGCGACACAATATAATTTTGGAGAGATTTGTGTAAATAAGGGTACACTTGTTACGCCGAATCCTTCTTTTGACCTCTGTCGCCTGGCTGTAAGTTTATTTGAGGCGATTTTTCCTCATACAATGGAGGAAAAGAAGGGTGGTCGTGTAATGTCATCTGAGGAAGGTCTAGAGATGCGCGAAACGGATTCAGATTTATTTAATACAATGTGGACATGGATGGTTACAGACAGGCGGGAGAATGTGCTAATTGACGGTGATGGAAATGAAAAGTATCCGAGTTTTGATTTATATAAGGTGATTGCGGAAGAGTGTCATATGGCGCGACCGCGAGACCAGCTTGAAAAGAAGCCGTTTAGTGGTTTTAAAGTGAAGGGATATCCGAAAAATGCAAAAATGTATAGTCTCTTTTTTTGATTGGTGATCGTAGAACGATTGTAGATCAAAAAGTTTAGTGTTTATGTTTTCTTGTTCTGTTTCTGCGAGCTCCTCCATCAAGATTGTCCATTTTTGAACGCTCTTCTGGTGCTTCTGCTGCTGGTGCGGTTATTTCTTCCTCTATTTCTTTTTGTATTTCTTCATCCGTTTCCATTGAATTCAAATAAAGTCTAATAAATTCTTTTGTTTCTTCATCACATACATTATTTTTTAAACATGCTATAAATTTTGTTAATATTGATTTTAATTTAGTTAGATCTTCATTAATACCACCTCCTGCTTGACCTGTTGGAGATATTGTATCTATCTTAGCTACAAGAGCTTTTAAATTATCTATAAGTCGTTTCATACCGTCAGATGTTGGCAATGAATTTGCTTTTTGACTTTCTAATATTATTTTCATACCTCTCTTAACATCTTGTCCATATGTTGAATTATTTTTTTTTGGTATCCATTCAAGGTTGCTTTCATCATGTAGTAGTTTTGATACTCTTCGTAGAAGCTCTTCATCAACTTCTCCTCCTGCAGCATATTTAGTTAATGCTGTACTAAATGCGTGAACAGGCACTTTATGATCTAATTCGCATGGCGGAATGCATCCTCCTCCTGGATTAGCTCTTTTTATCTTTCCAAATGTTGGTTTTCCATATTCTCGAAGTAGATAGTTTCCCATTGCAGTTCTTTCTGAATCACTTAGATTTTTCATAGTATAATACTCTAGATTAGTTTTTCTGGGTATAATACTTAGATTACCATTGACTGGTTCCTGTAATGAAATGGCTCTCTCTTGTAATAATCTTGTTAAGCCGCGTAATATATCTGGTGTAACATCACCTTGTGATCGTATATATATTTTTAATTGATCAGGGGTTAATGCTCTCACAACGGCATCTGGTAGTTTTTTCCAGCTTAATTTCTGAGCTTGTGAAAATGAGTCTTTTTTCTGCAGTCCCTCCAAAAAAGTTTCAATATATGTAGTTTGCTCTTTTGTTAGAACTACACCTTTAGGGAGTTCCACGTCATCAAGATATACAATTCCAGGATATGTTTTAGTCTGTTGCGAGAACCAACTCTTTATGTTAAATGATCCAGGGTTTGTTTGTTCTGCTGTTTGTTTTGCTGTTTGTGCTGCTTCTCTTGCAGTTTCTTTTAATTTATCAATTATTTCTATTTTACTTGCGGATGCTGGTCTGGGTGTAACAGGTTTTACTGCTTTTGTTAAAACTACCTTTGCTTCTTTTGCTTTAATAATTGCAGATTCGAGCATACTTAGTAATTCACTACATAGAGCTGGAGAAGCACCTCCTACTTGTCTACCTCCAGTCATTATACCACATCCTGTAAATATCCGTGATCGTAGTATTTCGCACTCTTTCTCTGCCGCTGTATAGTTATTTGCTGCTTTTACGACTGTCTTCAGACGTCGATTATTACTTAAGACTTTTGCTTTATATAAAGCCTTTGCTCGTCCACCATCTTGTGCAGTTAATGCCTCTTGTCTAAGCTTAGACATACTTTCCATTTCAGTTGCTTCAAGATAACTATCCTTTGCTACATCTGCTGCTGCTTTCGCAGATGATACATTTGCACTACTAAGTTTAATCTCATATAGTTTCTGTGCTTCAAGTAAAGTATATTTTAGTTTATCAAGCTCTGTATTTGTTTCTGCCAGAAAAGCTTCTAATTGCGATCTTTTCTCTATAGTCATTGGGTACTGTAACTGTTTTTCAACAACTACTTTTGCTTCTTCAAAACTTTTTACCAGGTTCTCTGTATCACTTATAATCTTTTTTGATTCACCTAAATTATGTACTATTTCCAGTTCTACTTTAATTAATAGGTCACGAGTTCCTCCCGCCTTTAATAAATTTTCTTGAGCAACTTCATATGCTCGAGTTGCAGCAACCATCTCTGCTTCAGCTTTTTTAAGTGTAGTTAGATCCTCTACACCTGCTTTTAAAGCTTCTGCAATTTCTACTTGAGTTTGCACAAATTTTCTAGCTTTTTCTAGTATATCTTCAGTAGCAAGTATAATACGTACTTCGCTACTATCAGGAACTAGTTCTATTAGGAAGGTTTTACGTAATTCACTTAATGCTTTTAACGATGTATTTAAAAATCCTTCTGTTTCCACTACAGTTAGTATACTTCGAGATGTTTGAAATAAACCCATTGCCATTTCTTTCATATGGGGAATACCTGTAGCTTCAAATGCTGCCATTGGTCCACCTGTGACAAAAGCAGCTACAATTGCTAGTTTAAAAGTCATGTCCAACCCTTCCATTGAAACATGTAAAAGTGTTTCTGCAATTTTTGTATTTAGTTCACGTGCTTGTTTAGCTGTAGCACCCCCTGCAATTGCAATATTAATAGGAGTTAAATTTAATATATTATCATCATAACTACCAAAACCAAGATTAGAGTTTGAATCATTAATCCCAGATCCCAAATGATATTCTTCCCAACTTTCACGTATTCTAGTTCCAAAATTTTTAATATTTTTAAATACTTGTTGTCCTTGCTCTTTATATTTATTTAATTGAAGTTTGGCAGATTTATCACTAAAGAGTGGATCACGAATGCTTTTGTCTCCCTTAGCTAAGGCAATAAATTCGGCAAATGCTACAGTTGTAGTAATTGGAGTATTTATATGAGGAGGTAAATTAAATGCGGATTCAATAAAAGGAGATATAAGTCCAAAGCGAGCACCTATACCAAAAAATGTACTAGCTATACTTGATGGTCTTGATGCAATTTCTACAGAATCTAATATTTCTTCAGCAGATCTCTTTACAAGTACTTTAGATACAAGAGGACGACTCCTCTCTATAATTCGTGCTCGTTCAACTGCTAAAGTCCATTGTTTACGTGCTAAATAAGTACCTCTACTCAGTAGTGGTTTGAATAAACTTACAGCAAATCCACCTTTTTGAATTTTACGTGTTTTTTGATATGGTCTTCTCGATGTTTTCTTTCTTGTAGCGACCATACTATTTAGTTACATTAGTTTTTTTTACTACGAGTTTTACGTCCACTTTTTCTATTAGACCGGGTTTTTGTACCCTTTGTTAAATAGCTTAAATTACTTAATACTTTGCGTTCATTAAAAGCACGAATTGCATTTAAATTTAGCCTATATTCCTTACATAAATGTTTCATAACACGAATAACAGTATCATGAGTACGGAGCAGATCCTGTTTATGATGCTTATATGCCGGGTCAATTACAAGTTCAAACAGGGCATCTTTAAGATGCGCCATTCCGTAGAGTGTACTCATCGCGTAGGAGTATTGGAGGTCCTTGTCCTTAACACCAGCAATACGTCCAACATGTTCCAATTCAGACTTAGCCCACATCATTGCGCCATTTGCCGTTGTCTCGTAGTGCTTGTCTGACATTTCTAATTAGTGATTTGATTTAGTAAAGTTATACTTTATGTAATCATATCTAACGGCGATTCACACGGCTCTTGCGGTTCTTGCGATTCTTACGCGTGCCACGGTTCTTGCGATTCTTACGCGTGGTGCGGTTCTTACGGTTGCGGTTGCGGCGTCCACCCATCATCTTTTGTCCTGAGTTTGCCGTATTATTAAACAAATTTCCACTTACACTCGCAAGAGGATTCGCATTCGCATTCGCATTCGCATTCGCATTCGCATTCGCATTTCCATTAGCAGCGTTCATTTTCTATAAAATAACAACAGATTTAAAACCTCGGAACTCCAGTCTGAAGATCAAAGTCCGTTTCGGAGCCTACCATTTTTGTAGACGCAGGCATGGCAGCTGACATTGTCGGGAGTTCGGGCATCTTAAATCCTGAAAGAAATGTACCTACTGATACGACTGAGTCAGGAATCATTTGATATAGAAATGTAACCATAATGGCACCAATACAGAAATCACGAATGGCACCCTTCATTTGAAAGGGCTCACCTTGATAATAAATTGTTTGCGCAGTTCCAAGTGCCGATAAAAGTAAACCGCCAAGCAGAACTGTAAGAAAGAGAGGGGTGCTTGAACCGAACATTTAACTGCCCTCCACTAGAAAACTTTTAGGCGTTTATTTCCTCAAATTCAATCGCAGACCCTGAATCTAAATCTTCAAATCCATCAATTTCTTCCGGAGGTAGATTGAGCATCTCAATTTTATCAACTTCGCCATCTTCAAACATAGAATGGGCGGCAATTTCATTCCCTTCCAAATCATTGCTATCGAAGATTGTATCCATATTTGTGAAACTTACCGTAGGCTCCGTATCCACTACAAGTGTTTGGGGAGAACTGGCGACTACCTCGGGTATTGCTACGGCACCCGCCTCTTTATTAACCGTAACGGTCGATTTCATGGAGCTCTTAGGACCCTGAATTGATTGTGTAGTCGAGTCGACCTTTACCTCCTCCTTGACTTCTTCCTTTACCTCAGGCTTAACCTCATCCTTTACCTCAGCCTTTACCTCAGGCTCTTTGACTTCAGGCTCTTTGACTTCAGGCTCCGTTGCGACCATCACCTCCGTATCTGCAATGTCATCCTTTCCATCCTCATCCTCATCTTCAGCACCATCCGTATCATTAAGATACTCGCGAAGAATGGTCTTTACAGGTAGCAAACTACGAATGGACTGCTGGATTCCTTCAACAATTAATCCTTCAACCTGGCGCATATTCTTCTGACGATCCATCGCCGACCCTTGCTCAGCAAATAAAAAGGCATTATTCCATAAAAGGCGACCTGTCTCCCTCAGTGTGCGGTGAACAAAGTGGTCGAGCTTCGGAATCGTAATTTGGAGCTTCTTCTGTTTCGTAGTAATCCGAATCGCTGAAAGCACCTTTGTGTGGGCAATGAAGACCGCTGTAAGAAGTTCATCAAGGTAATCACAGTTCGAGTCCCGCTGAATCTTCTCTGTTTCTCTAAGAACCTTATCCTGATTCCAATCCGGAATCTCCTGTAGGAGCGCTTGGAAGTTCCACAGGAGTCTCTTCGCCTCGGGTTCTTTATCCTTTGCAACTTTCAATAAATCTAAAAAATAGATTTGGAAAGCCGGTGATAGAATCTGGCAAAGCTGGCGTGTATACTCCGTCTTTGCT